TAACGGGACATCCCACGGTAATGCCACGGGAGTCCACGTGGCTGACGATATGCGCACGCACCGCCGCCACCTCGGACGCATCCGGGAAGGGGCTGGCGTCGTCGTCGCGAACGAAAAACAGGGCCAACGTCCCCCTCCCATAATATTGCTCATACACCCAAGCGCGGGTCACCCCGGCGACCTCCTTAGCCCAGGCGACGTAATCTTCCGCACATCCCCCCTGGGGGGCGAACTGCTTACGTGCCAGGATGCGGGCACGATAGGCCTCGTCCGTTTCCTCATCCGCCCCTCCGGCAAGGCCTCCGGAACCTACCGTGGCGGTGGTGTCGACCCCGGCTATGGGGGTAATGAACGTCAACACGGCCCCAGCCAATTCGTTAGAATCCGCACCGGCGGTCGATGCCGTCACGTCGACCGTGATCGACCCTCCCCCGCCGATGGTCGCGTCCGCATCCGTCGTGTACAAATTATTGGACGATGACTGCAGCTCGGATCCGGCGGGAATGACCGTGCTTGCGGTGCCGGTGATAGTGATCGTCCCCGCGGCAGCCGCTGCGGCCGTCCTCAAAATCCCGTATTCCGCCCCGTGCCTTTCCAACCGGTCCCCCGTGGCGGTGGACACGAACAAATTGTCCGCGATGTTGTCCAGATATCCATATAGCATGTGCGCGGCCCCGGCCAGGACCCGAGCGAACACCATAAGGAACGACCGCAGGGGAACGTAGGTCGCCCCATATGCCACTTTGAAGTCGGCCGAGATCCGATCAATCAACTGCTGAAGCGTTGGTCTTGTGAGGCTCATATTCTCTCCCACAAAGCGTCGAACTGATAGGACACAGACTCTCCCGTATTGCGAATAATGGTCACCTCGAAATGGACGTGGTCCTCTATTTGTTCGGTGACGCATTGGATTTCTGAAGCTATCCCATCATCAACCATCCACTGCAGCGCCTCGAGCACGTATTGCCTGGACGCGACCAAGACCTCGGGGGTGATGGCCGATCGTTCCAAAAGCCAAAGCCGGGATCCAATGGAATCGTTTTCCTTTTCCGATGTCTCGTCCATCCAACAACCCCGACGATCAGGGAACTGCTCCCCAACCAAGGAATCCGGAAGCACGTCGTCATCATTGGCGCGGGCATCCGTAAACAATGAGACAATAACCGCCGTCGTCAACCCATCATCCGACCGCAGGTCATTGGTTGCGGGATCGAAGGATATGACTCCTTCCTGCGCGAACGCATCCCAGGTGATCGCCACGTCGCTCATGTCAGCTTGACCTCCTCGGTCAAATGATCCGCCGGGGTCAGGCTGGTTATCGAGTCGACCGGCGGCCCGGAGACGCCACCCCCCGCCTGAACTGCGGAATGTTTATGCGAATTAAGTGCCGTGATTATGTTGTTTATGGCGGTGACCAACGTTTCCAGGCATGCGGCCTTATGTCCAGACGCCGCGCCGATCAAGGCATTGCCGGTGACTTTAATTTGCACGTCGGCCCCCACTATGTCGATACCCTTGCCGCTTTTCAGGTGGACGCGGTGTTCTTTCCCGGCCCCGTCCTCGCTGGTATAGAGGGCGACCTCGCCCTCCGCCAAGTCCTTAGGCCTATATCGGCGATCATGAACGCATGCAGCGACACCCTGCTCCCGGTTGCCGCCGATGAACACCAACAGGACCTCGGCATCCTTTTTGGGTCGGGTTTCCAACCCATATTCCTGGAACCGTTCCACGCCGGTGATGGTTTCGTCATACAGGGCCACCACCTGAACTTTCTGCGTTTTGCCGGAGTTGTCAACGGCAGCCAGCACTGCCCGGCCAACCATCAATGCAAGCTTGGTGCGTATCCGTGCGATCAGCCGATTAAAATCATCCAGTGTAATCATGCCGCGCCAGCCAGGATAGATGCCAACGGATCGAACGCCGTTTTCATCTTCTCCAGGTCCGCCTCCGCCTTGTATTTTTCAGGGCTGCACAATTGCAACGTCGTGCGCTGGGCGTCGGTGCTCTGCACAAATCGTATTTGATCGATGAGGAGGGTGCCGTCAAAAGCATGCCGCCGCTCCTTAAGCTCGACCAACTGATTGAGTTTCCACACCGACCCGTCAGACTGTAGCCATCCGGGCACATCGTATTCGTACACGCGGGAGCGCCCCGCCCGCAGCGCCGCTTCAGCCTTCGCCCTGGTAGAGCAATTCCCGATGTTCGTGTTGGTGTCCTCAATTATCACATAGGGTCGATATCGGCTGATCAGCTGATCCCGGGCTTCCCCCTTGGGATGCGCAAAATCCGCCACAGTCTTTTCGTCAAATCCTATCGCGGTTCCCTTGACATAATAGTGGGAGAACCGATCCCTGTTTGACTGCTTAAGGCCACCGCGAAGTATGTTTATCCCGGTCTCCAAGCGATCCACTGCCCGCTCGGACCCCGTCCTAGTAAACACCAACACCCCGTCGCCGTGCGTGAGCATTTGCACGTTGTGTTTTCGGCAAAGCTTACGGATCGTCTCATGCACCGTATCGCCGTCGCTAATGGAAAACATCTCTTCGCGGGCCGCCGACAATGCCGCGGTGTCGAATCGTACCGACGTCCCGAACGGGGCCACCAACGCCCGGATAATGGCCTCGGGAGTCTGGCTGAGCCATTCCCTCCGCTGACCGACCGCCCGATGGCAATCCACCAGGTCCTCAAGCGCATCGCGCCCTGCGATCAGGATCGAGTGGCGGGTCTCATCATACTCCATGTTGATGTCGTCCACATACCCGGTCAGGAGCAGCTGATCGTTAATGTACACCTTCACCTGGTCGCCCATATTGATCGGCCAATCGCTTTTGTCGAGCGGCCGGGTGTCTATCAGCTGCACCTGGAACGCGCCGCAAAGCGCGGACAAGGATTTCTCAACCTGGATGTCCTGCCATCCGACATACCGCTTCCCGTTTACCGACAGGGAGACCTCATTCACTGAGCACCTCCAACCGGGAACCCCCCGCGGGGATGGCGGGGTTTAGCATGGCGTCGGGATTGCGGTCGATAACTTCCTGCTCCCGGTCAAGGTCGTTGTAAATTCGATGCGCCACCACCAGCGACGGGTACGTGTCCGGAGGCAACTGGAAGTACCTGACGGGGGGAAGCGCCGCCCCCAGTTCCAGGAGAGCGACCACCATCTGCGGCTTCGCCGCGGCCACGGCCTCGTACATCTCGTCCTGTTCAGTCTGGGCCAGGTATTCCAGCAGGTCGTCCGCATGCCCAGAAAGCCGCTCCATGACTCCCCATGCTTGGTCGTAGCTTTTGAAATCCATGTTGACCGACGCGGCCATCGCCTCAGCCAGCCCGCAAACGCGGAAATAAAGGACCATTGCCTCCCTGTTCGCCTTCTGCTGCAACCGCGTCGGGGTCGTCTCGGGAATTGCGTCAAGCATCCCGCCATCCGCCGACGGGGTTCCGTCCATGTTTGTATTGCCGTAGTTCATGAGGGTCAGGATCGCGTTGATCCCGGACTCCCCGTCATCCCCCGCGCCGACGTAGGGCAACAGCCCCCGGTAGGCCGAGAAGGTGTTGACCATTCCCTCCACGATGGACGCCGGGCTGTCCACGATCGAGGACGCCGACGTGCGGATGGATGCCACGGTGGACAGGGCCGCCGCCAATTGCGAGGTCGCTGTGGCCTGGACTTTATATAGCGACGCCTGGACCATTTGCAGACCCTTGGAAAAGTCCCCCGCGGCACCGATAGCGTCGGTCAGGAAGTTGGGTCCCGATGGATCGTAGACTTCCGTGAACGCATCCCCCGCGGCCTTGATCAAATCGTCGGCGACCCCCTCGATCCACGTCTTGTGGTCCGATGTCCCCGTGGGCAAGGACAGGGTGCCGGCCTCGACAAACGCGATAGAAAACACCGCCATGCCGCCTTCTTCCGTCCGTTCCTCGAAGCGCGTGCGTCCGGTCACCACCACCTGCTTCTCCCCGTAATAGGGATGCACCAGCGTGCCCGCGCCCTCCTTCTCCAACGCCTTGATGAGGTCGTCCCGGTTGGGCATGTAATTGAAATTGTTGCCCGCGTTTTGGATGACGTATCCCGTGATATTATAAACGCCCGCCGCCTTGCCGAAATCCTCCGGGTAGGGGGTGTCACTGAAAGGCACTTCATGCACCACCGTCCGGCGTCCCACCTCCGTCGAAGTGGAACGCACGAAAAACGGGACGCCCCGGAAGGAAGCCGGCCTCAACTCATCGCGCCAACTCATTGCGCCATCGCCAAGCCGAGATAACCCTGCGATATCACGTTCACGTTGGCGTCTCCTTTCTTTTTGTCCACCGCCTGCACCGCCGTGGCCTTGTCCCCGAGCACGCGCAAGGTGATTTCCGTCGCGGACTTCATAAGCCCGGGTACGGTCAGGTTGGCGGGACCTCCCGTCGGGGCGGGGGACGCCTTGCCCATGATGGCGTTCTGAATCAGGCCATAGGTGGTCGAACCCATGACGTCACCCTTTTTCAAATTGCTCCAAGCCTTCTCCAACGCGAGCACGCCCGCCACGATCACCCCAATGGCCGCGCCTATGCCCGCCATCGTGGCCAGGACGGGGGATGACGCCACACCCAGGGCCGCCATCGACCCCGTGAGCACACCGATCCCCCCAATGAGTGGGCCAAGAGCCGCAGCGATTCCGGCCAACCCGACAATCAAAGTTTTGGTGAACGGGGACATGCTCTGCATCCAGCGGAGGACGGGACGCGCGGCATCCAAAAACCGACGCAACACGGGAATTATGATCTCCCCGAATTCCTTTCCCACGATCCGCAGCTCATTCCAAAAAAGTTTCATCTGGGATGCCGAAGTCCCATACCGCAAAGCCGCTTCCCGTTGCAAAGCGTTATTCTCGGCCCACGCCCCAGTGCCGAGCTTCATAGCGTCATGC